ACGCGCTGGCAGACGCTGGTGCCGCTTGCGCCCGATTTGGACTACGACGGCGGGCCGCTGTTGACCCGCGTGACCTTCGAAGGAGACGACTGATGGCGAAATACACCTACCGAGGCCCGCTGACGAGCATGACGCTCGCCGACGGCCGCGACTTTATCTTGATCCCCGGCGGGCAGATTGACCTGCCCGACTGCGACGTGGTGGAGACGCTCAAGGCGCTCGGGCGCTTGATACCGGTCGAGCCTGCGCCCGCGCCCGCCGCACCCAAGCCCAAGAAAGGAGAGTGACCCATGCCCGCCAACTTCCTGCACGGCGTCGAGACCATCGAGATCGACAAGGGGCCGCGCCCCATCCGCCAGGTCAAGACCGCCGTCGTGGGCCTGATCGGCACCGCGCCGACCGGCCCGATCAATACGCCGACCATCGTGCTGTCGGATAAGGACGCCGCCGCTTTCGGCTCCATCACAGCCGCCAACAGTGCCGGGCACTCCATCCCGCAGGCGCTCGACGCCATCTTCGACCACGGCGCGGGCACGGTGATCGTGGTCAACGTGTTCGACCCCGCCATTCACACCGTGACCGGCGAGTCGGGCAAGACGCCGATCGCCGCGAGCCACATCATCGGTACGGTGACGGCTTCGGGCGCGCGCACGGGCTTGAAGGCGCTCGATGACACTTACAGCTTGTTCGGCTTCAACGCGAAAATCCTGATCGCGCCGGGCTACGCCACCTTGAACGCGGTCACGACCGAGCTCATCGCGATGGCCGACAAGCTGCGCGCGGTGGCGCTGATCGATGCGCCGGCGGGTCTGACCGTGCAGCAGGCGATTCAAGGGCGCGGCACTTCGGGCACGATCAACTTCAACACCAGCAACCCGCGCGCGGTGCTGTGCTACCCGCACCTCAAGGTCTACGACCCGCGCACCAACAGCGAGCGGCTGGAGCCTTTTTCCGCGCGGCTGGCGGGCGTGATGTGCAAGACCGACATGGAGCAGGGCTACTGGTGGAGCCCGTCGAACCACGAGATTTCCGGCATCGTGGGCGTGGAGCGGCCCATTACCGCGCGCGTCAACGACCCCGACAGCGAGGCCAACGCGCTCAACGAGGCGGGCATCGTGACGGTGTTCAACAGCTTCGGCACCGGCTACCGCGTCTGGGGCAACCGCTCCGCCGCCTGGCCGTCCATCTCGCACCCGAAGAACTTCATCAACGTGCGGCGCACCGCCGACGTGCTGCACGAGAGCGTGGAATACGCCATGCTGCAATTCATCGACCGCCCGATCAACGATGCGCTGATCGACGACATTCGCGGCAGCGTCAACGCCTTCATCCGCACGCTGGTCGGGCGCGGGGCGCTGATCGATGGAAGCTGCACCTTTGATCCGGCGAAGAACCCGCCCACCGAGATCGCCGCCGGGCATCTGACCTTCGACCTGACCTTCATGCCGCCAACCCCGGCGGAGCGGATCAGCTTCGAATCCTTCATCGACATCAACCTGCTGCGCGGCCTGGGCGGCCAGCAATAAGGAGTGAGCCATGGCGAAAATCGAAATCCATCGCATCACCAACGCCAACATCTACCTTGACGGGCAATCGCTCCTGGGCCGCGCCGAAGAGGTGCAATTGCCGCAGGTCAAGGCCAAGATGGTCGAGCACAAGGCGCTGGGCATGGTCGGCACCATCGAAGCCTTCGCCGGCTTCGAGAAGCTGGAAGGCAAGATCAAGTGGGCGAGTTTCTATGCCGACGTACTGAAGAAGGTCGCCAACCCCTTCAAGGCCGTGCAGCTTCAGGTGCGCGGCTCGATGCCCATCCTGGTGGGCAGCTCGGTCAACCGCGAAGCGCCCATCGTGGCGATCCTCTCGGTGGTGTTCAAAAGCCTACCGGGCGGCGCATTCAAGCAGCACGAGAACGTCGAGCTGGAGACGGAATTCGTCGCCTACTACATGAAGCTCACCGTCGATGGCCAAGACGTGACCGAAATCGACGTGCTGGAGAACATCTACAAGGCCGGTGGCGTGGATATGCTGGCGCAATATCGCGCCAACATCGGGGGGTGATGTATGAAGAAGCCTGAATTCACGCTCGCCGAAGGCACGGGGCGCGACCTGATCGAGGCGCAGCGCATCAGCGGCGGCGATCCGAACCAGCTGGCGCTGGCGCTCGCCGCGCGCCTGGTACGCGTCGATGGCAAGCCGGTGCTCTACGAGGACTTCCTCGACTGGCCGCTTGCCGATGTGATGCGCGCGGTAGGCGAGGTGAACAAGCTGCTGGGAAACGTCCTCTCCCAGACCGGGCAGGGCTGATCCACCTGGCCCATGTGACCGGCTGGGGTCATGGCGAGATGATGGCGATGCCGATTGCGGAGCTGGCCGAGTGGTGCGCCGAGGCGGTGGCCTACTGGAACCGCATCAACGGTGCCGACCAAAGCGGCGAATGAAGTAATCGACGAAGCCGCCGACAGCGCCGCCAAGTTCCAGCATGAAGGACAGCCCGCCGATGACGACGAGGCCAAAGACGAAGAAGACGAGCGCCGAGACGATGGACTCGGCGAACGCCAGCCACACGCAGGCGGCCATGAGCAAGACGAGCAAGACGCTTTGCATGGAAGGACTATAGAACGATGAGCCCCGCCGCGCAACTCTCGATCCTGCTCACGCTGAAAGACCTCGCCAGCGGGCCGCTGTCGCGCTTTGGCGAGGTCATGCAGCAGACCTCGACCAAGCTCATCGCAGCAGGGGAGGCCGCGCGCATCACCGGGCGCGCGATGATGGACATGATGCGCGGGCCGGTGACCGCCTTCGCCGAGGCCGAGGACGCAGCCACCCGGCTCAAGACCGTGATGATGGACGCCGCCGGGCAGGTGCCGCCCACCTTCCAGGCGGTGAGCGATCTGGCCACCGAGCTTGGCAACAAGCTGCCGGGCACGACCAAGGACTTCCAGAACATGATGAGCACGCTCAAGGAGATGGGCGTGACCGACCAGGCCATCCTTGACGGCCTGGGCAAGTCGGCGGCCTATCTTGGGGTCGCGCTCAAGATGCCCTACGAGGAGGCGGCGCGCTTTGCCGCGCGGCTAAGCGAGGCGGCTGGGGTGGCAGAGAAGGACATGCTCTCCTTTCTCGATGTCATCGCGCGCACGCGCAACCTTGGCGTGCAGACCACGGAGATGGAATACGCCTTCGCACGCTCAGCGGGCAAGCTCAAGGAGCTCGGCTTGCAAGGCATGCAGACCAGCCGGGACCTGGCACCGCTATATGCGTTGCTCATCCGCACGGGGCTATCTGGCGAGACGGTGGGCACGGGGTTTGCTGCTGTGCTCACCGGCATGCAGAAACTCGCCTATGGCGGCGGCAAGGCGGTTGAAGAAGCGCGCGCAGCGCTCGCAGAATACGGCATCGCGCTAGATGTCATCGACCATCGGACCGGCACACTCAAAGGCCCGCGTCAATTGGTGGCCGAACTGGAAAAACTGCGCGATCTGCCCGCGCAGATACGCTTTGACGTGCTGCAAAAGGTCTTCGGCGGCGGTCAGGATGCGCAAATGGTCGCCACGATGATCGAGAAGGGGCTGGCCGGCTACCAGCAGATCGCTGACCAAATGGCCGCACAGGCCAACCTCAATGCCAAGGTCGAGGCACAGCTAACTACACTCAAAAACGTGTGGGATGCGGCCTCCGGCACCTTCGAAAACGTCCTGGCCAAGTTTGCCGGTCTCATCGCCCCGGAATTGAAGCGCGCACTCGCCGCCTTCAATGGATTCTCCGAATGGCTGTTCGAAGTGCTCGAACGCTATCCTCTGCTGGGCAAGATAGTCGGAATGACCCTTGCCTTTGGCGGTGCGCTCATCTTCGCCGGCGGCACGGCGGCCATGCTCGCCGGCATGACGATGAAGGCCGTTGGCGCACTGGCGACGATGGCAAAGTGGCTGGGCATCAACCGGGCGCTCGCCGCCGGCGGCACGTTCGCCAGGATCGCAGGCGAAATCGCCACCTCCGGCGCACCGCTCAAGGCGCTGGGCTGGCATATCGGCCAGATTGCGCTACAAGCCAAGAGTGCCGCCCTGGCCGTTGGCGGTACGCTCAAAGGTGCGCTGCTGGGGGCGGGTAAGGCGGTGCTATGGCTAGGCCGGGCGGTGCTGCTCAACCCCATCGGCCTGGCGCTCTCTACTGCCGCGCTGCTCGTCTACAAGTTCTGGGGGCCGATAAAGGGCTTCTTCCAGGGGTTGTGGGATGGGCTGTCGCAGGGTTTCGGCATGATCGCAGACGACATCCGCCGCGCATTTGAGCCCGCTATGCCGCTGCTGCGCCCGCTCATTGACGCGCTGGGCTGGCTCGGCGACAAGATCAAGTCTGTCATCGGCTGGCTGGGCGACCTCATCAAGCCGATGGACGATGCGGGCGGCGCGGCCAAGAGTCTCGGCGAAAAGGTCGGCCTGTATATCGCCGCGATGGTCAAGACCGTGCTGTCGCTGCCGGGCAAGCTCATCGCGCTGCCCAGCGAGATGCTCAAGATCGGCCAGCAGATCGTCGAGGGTCTGATCGATGGCATCAAGTCCAAGCTCTCGGCGGCCAAAGATGCGGTCATGAACCTGGGCGCGACGGTGCGCGACGGCCTCAAAAACCTGCTCGGCATCCGCTCGCCGTCGCGTGTGTTTGCCGAACTGGGCGGCTTTTTGGGCGACGGCTTGTCGCATGGAATGCGCGCCAGCCTGGGCGAAGTGCAGAAAGCCGCCGCTGCGATGGCCGGTGCGGCGACGATGGCGCTTGCGCCGCCCGCGCTGGCTGCGCCCGTCATGCAGGCCGCTCCAGATGCCGCGCGCATCCTGCGCCAAGCGGTCGAGCCGGTGGCGCTGCCGCAGCCAGCGGACGCGCTGCGCACCATCCGGCAAGCAGTAGAGCCTGTCACGCTGCCGCAGCCAGCGGACGCGCTGCGCACCATCCGCCAAGCAGTAGAGCCGGTCACGCTGCCGTCGATCCAGCCTGCCGCGCTTGCCACGGTCGAGCCGCCGCGCGGTGCGCTCAAAGCGGGCGCAGCGCCGGGCGCGCCGATGCAGATCACCTATGCGCCACAAATCACGGTCAACGGCGCGGCCAGCCCTGAGGCCGCGCGTGCGCAAGTGACGCAGGCGGAGCAGTTGAGCTTTGCCGAGTTCGAGCGCCTGATGCGCCGCCATGACGCCGAGCGCCGCCGCGTCGGCTGGGAGGGGACGACATGAGCCTCTACGCCGTGCTCAATGACGTGGAGCTGGAGATCATCACCTGGCTCGACGGCCTGTCCATGCGCTATGGCGCGGAGTATGCCGAGCAGGGGCTGATCGGGCGCAAGAGCCTGCTGCAATACACCGGGCACAAGCCCGACGAGGTGCGCATCGACGCGCGCCTGCATGCGCAGTGGTGCAACCCGGCGGATGAGGTGCGGCGCATCAAGGACAAGATGGACGCCAAGGAGCCGGTGGCCTTCGTGCTCGGCACCGGCGAATACCGGGGCGTGTTCGTCATCACCGAGGCCGAGGTGACGACCACGCAGACCGACGGCTATGGCTCCGCCATCGCCTTCGAGCTCTCGATCACGCTGCGCGAGTACGTGGGCGACCCGGCGCAGCCCAACCCGCCGGGCGTGGTGACCCGCGGCTTTCGCATCCCCATCGAGGCCGCGACGGTGGACGACTTCGCCCTGATCGGCGGAGCGCCCTTGAGCAGCCCAGGCGGCGTCGCGCAGGTGTCTGCCGATGGGCTCTCGGCCATCGCGCGCGGGGTGGGTCTGGCTGCCGATGTGGCGAGCTTCGCGGCGCTGGCGCAGAGCAACCCGGCCTCCGCGTTGCTGGCGCTGCCTAGCCTGACCAACGCCGTGTCCGCCTTCGGCGCGACGATCCCCGTCGAAGGCTTCGGCGCGCTGCGCGGCGTCGCTGCGGTCGCCGCCGATGCGGGGCAGGCGCTATCGGCCTTTCAGTCGGCGCGCAATACCTTCGACGTGGCAGCTATCGCGCTCGGTGGCGGGCTCTCGGGCGTCTCGTCGGCCTTGTGGAGCGTGCGCGCAGGCGTGCAGGCGCTCGAAAGTGCGCGCGAGTCGGTGGGCCGTATCGCGGCAACCGCCGCGAGCCGCCTGCCGGTGGAGGGCTGGGCATGAGCCGTCAAGCCATCCTGCACACCGTGATCGACGGCGAGCGCTGGGACCTACTCGCCTGGCGCTACTACCGCGACGTGCGCGAGATGCCGCGCCTGATCGCCGCCAACCCGCACGCGCCGCGCGCAGGCATCCTGCCCG